GCAATATTTGGTATTTGCTCAAGTAAAAGACGCTCTAGCTGGAAAGGGTTTAAACCTTGCTCAATACCTTCGCCAAGTATCTTTTGGATTTGCTCTAATGTGTTGTCATTTACGCCAGTTATTAGATTTCCAAGGTTTTGCAAAACCCAATCCTTAATCCATTCTCTCCATGTATTTAAAAAGAAATCGTCAGGAACGTAAGCCTTCTCGCGGTTGTCTTGTCTTATTCGGTTAAACTCTTGCTTGGCCGACTCAACAAAGACGGTTTGGTAAAACTTAATGTAAGCCTCTTGCATTGGCAAAGGCGACGGATTTGGCTTGGCTTGTAGCTTTAAAGCCGCGGTAAATAGCTTAATCCCAAGGCGCTCGTATTTCATTAGGTCAGATTGTGCCGACCTTCTAACCTTGGAATAATTTATAAGCTTCATTTTTTACGCTGGGAAATCGCTAAAATCCGTTGTTGCATTACCTAGAGCCTCCTCGCTTGGAATTACGTTGCTAGGTATCCAATGTACGTCCATTGCTGGGTCTTCGCTTGCGTGCCAGTTTAACAAGCTTCTAACTTCGTTGCCTGTAAAGTATGGCGATTTGCCGTATGTATCCAGTATAACTTGGACATCGGGTTGCAACTCACTAAAGCTGGATATATCGAAATCAATAACGTAATCCATTCCGTAAGACTTGCCAAGCCATATTGTAAATTTCTCCTCAATCATTTGAAGTTGAGGCATAATTACATCGGTAACCAAAGCCTTTTGCGCGCCTTCCAAATTGGCATAGGTAGCGTTAGAACTAAACAAAACAGGGTTAACTCCCCAAAGACCGCAAAGCGTTTGCAAATCCATGTTTTGAGAGTTGATAATATCCATCGCAACTGGCGACAATCCGATTGCATCGTAACGCAAAGGAATCGAGGAGGCAACAATCTTATTAATGTTTTTATTGCCGTTTATCCTCTCGTCTATCCGTTCGTCCATCTTGGCTCTTTGGTCAGGCGATGGCCAAAACTCAGGGTTTGTAATATTTGGCGAAATAATTCCCTTGGCTCCTCCGTTTTGGAAAGTTTTTTGCTTGGCAAAGGTAGCCTCGTTGTTAGCCTGTAAGGTTGTCAAACCAGCCAAAAGTGGAGGCATTCCACGCAATTGCGCTCCGTTCAAATCCCAAGTTAAATTGGTTGTTTTGATGTGTAGTACCTGGTCAGCTGGTATCTCAATGTTTTGGTCTCCAATTATCAATTTGTAGCCGCGTACTGGCTCGAATAAGCTGCCAGCCACAATCTCGACATAGTTAGACGGCAAAACGTACATCTCCTTTATTTTGCCCTTATTTAGGCCGTCTTGAGGAGCAAAGCCGTAAACGAATATCTCGCCGCTAGTATTGTACCACGTTAGCATCGAATCCAAAAACTCGCTCCAAGTTTGCATTGGATTAGGGTTTTTGATTAGCTGGTTTACTGGGTCGGTATAACTTACATCCTCAAGCTCCTTCTTTCTAAATGCTATGCTTTGCAATCTATTAAGCTCTTTGGAGTTGTACTTTCCGCCTCTGTATTTCTTGGATGCTTGGCTCTCTTTGTAAACGTACGTCGGGCATTGCTTGCCTTTCTCTGCTATCTTTCTAATGATTGAGTAAACCAGGGCGTTTCCCTTGTATCCCTTGTCGATAAAAGTTTGTTGGTTTGAGTCATACCAAACAACAAGCGTGGAGGCCGTAAATTGACCATAAAGTATTTGATTGAGGAGGTTTACATCGGGGTAAGTCTTTGTAGGCGTTACTTGTGGCGTGATGTAATTCTGAAGAGCCTTTAATAGCATAGCATATTCGTTTTAACAAATATACCTATTTATTTTTTTCTAAAAATGCAAGTCCATAAAACCAAATTACAACCATTACAACGCGAGCCAACCAATGCCAGGTAAGCGGATTAAAATCCAAGGTCACAAATACGATTAATAGGTAAGTGATAAACATCAAAATAAGCGAGGCAATTGTTTCTTTTGTCATATTGAGAATTTAAATTCTTGTTTCTTTTTTAACTCCATCATTGCCAAATATCTCAACGCGTCAATCGCGTGGTTATAATCGTCAATAGGACTGTTTAGGCTTTTACCAGTCTTGTCTTTATCCCAGGTATAAGAGCGCAATTCCTTTATTAGGTTTGTGCTTTCTTTGGTTACTAATAGCTTATGCTCTTGCAGTATCTGAATGCCAAACTTAATCGAGTCTGCTCCCTTTAGGACTGGTTTAATATTAAATCCTGAGCGGTAAATTTCCTCAATACTTTTCGGTTCGGCCGAGTCTGCATAGATTTTGTCCGATTTATTTATTCCTAATCGGCTCATTTCTCTAATGATGTCCGAGTTTAACATCCCTTGGCGGTAAATCTTTTCGTCAACAATTAAAGAATCGTCGTATTGATAGACTCCAACCAATGTTGTTGGGTCGTTTGTAAATCCAAAGTCCATGCCGTATCCAATTATCTTGGCATTTGCTGGCACCTGGTCGATTGATGACCAATTAGAGAAAATAACACCGTCTAAACTTCCAACCTGACCAAGGCCGTAAACCCTCCACCAATTCTCCCAGTACTTAGATGTCTTAGCCTTTTCTTTTGCCTTCTCTATTTCCTTTACAATTGCAGCGTCTAAGGCTTCGTTGTCTTTGTAGGTCAATATCACAAAGTCCGAGTCTTCGTCTTTTATAAGCTCCGTATGCACCCAAAATTCTTGGGTTGGATTATAATCTAAATAAATAAAATCCCTTGTACGGATTGATAATTGATTGTAGGACTCAAAGTCGATATTGTTGCACTCGTTTACGAATAAAACGTGCCTTCTTGCTCCTCTAAGTTTGTCGGGTTGGTCTGCCGAGAAAAACTCTATAAATGAGCCATTTAAAAACTTGTATTTTAGGTCGGACTTATTGAATTGAGCATCTCGATAATTGCCAGTCATGACCATTATATTTAAAAAGTCTTTAACCGCGCCACGCTTTAAGTGTGGGATTGATTCAGCCACAACCGAAATTTCGGTATAGGGAGTCTGCATTGCATGAGTAATTAGCAAAGGCAAAATCGAAAAGGTTTTGGACGATGAGGTGCCACCTTGTACAATCCTTACTCTTTTTCTAAGCTTTGAGATTTTAGCTTGTGCCGTTGTCTTTTGGAACATTTAGGTCGATTCCTGTAAATATTGGCGTTTCCAAAATATGGGTTGTTTCTTGCTTGTCGCCGTACTTCTTAGGCATTAGCTTAGACAACTCCCATTTCTTTGCGTCTATTTTTAATCTTTGCAAGCTCACCCATCCTGGGTCTATCTTTCCAGTTTCCGAGTCTCTTTGTGGAGGTTCGCAATAGTCTTGCTCGATGCTTTCAAACTTTAACTCCGCTCTAACAGTCATTGCTTTCGCGTATTTGTTACTCATTTCCTCATTTTTAACAACCCAATCTAAAAAAGTCTTGTATGCTGGTAGATTGTTTTTGTCTGAGTCAATTATAGATTTTAGGCTTTTACCTTGGCAAATTTGCTCAATTATAAGGTCAAACGCCTTTTGTTTGTCTTTTTCGTCCCAATGCAAATGCTTTTCCATAATCACAAATTTAAGTAAAAAAACCTTGCCCGATTGAGCAAGGCTTTCCAGTTAACACTAACCCAAAACTATTTATTTAAGTGTAATAACCTCACCAGTCTTATTTCCAGCAAAGTCGCAAAGTACCCCATTCCATTCAAAGCGTACCTCTTTCTCTCTAAGTTGATAAGCGGCCGCCAGCGTTCTAATTTGTCTTTGTACAAGCTCGATTGTTTCAAACTTACCTTTCCCTTTATTTGACCAAGGCGACCATTGGCCGTCCCTTAGTCGGTATCTAATTTCTAACGAATAATCGGTTTTAGTTGGCTGGATTCTCGGCATCTTTCCGTCTAATTATGACCTCCAACCCAATCTCTTCGCAAATTTGCCTTAATCTGTTTAAGCTTATGCTTTCCCAACCGTTTTCCACCTGGTTAATTGGAGCCAAGGATAGTCCGATTTTCTCGGACAACTGCTCTTGCGTATAACCAGCGGCTTTGCGTGCCTTTCGTATGAGTAACCCTTCGTAAATGCTCATTTGTTTAATCTTTAGGCAAATATAAGATTAGGATTATAATACAAGTAATAAACAACATTTTTGTTTAATCCGTACAAAATCCAGCTTGACATCCGCTTCCAGTTCCAAAGTTAAAATCTTGTTGCAATCCAATTGTTTTAACTTGCTCGTAACTAATTTCCTTTTTCCAAGTTGCATTCTTTTCTTGGTCTGCAAACCATTGCATTTTGGCTGGCTCTGTATCCCAATTTTTTCTAAGTTGTTGTACTGGCTTCCAAAAGCATCCAACGCAATTGCTATCCGCTGGGAAATTTATTCCGCTTTGTTGCGACCATTGGTAAATAGGGTAATGAGTTATTCTATTTTCAATTAATGGGAAATAGCCTT